CCCCGTTCCTCTCTCGCGCCTATCACTCAGGCCTCGTCAGCGTCGTCGTCAGCCTCGAGCGCGCCGGCCTTCTCGCACGCCGCGATGATGCCGTCGCGGTCTTCCTTGCCGGTCAGCTCGACCGGGTAGCCTTCCGCGATGGCGTCCTTGGCGAACTTGAGCCAGACGACCTTGGAGGCGTTCTTGCGGGGAATCTCGACCTCGTCGTCGTCCTCACCCTCGGCGTTCTCCGAGGGGAAGTTGGACGGGTTGCCTGCGATCTCGCCGCTCTCGTAATCCTTGCCGGGCACCTGCTCGGCGGGAGCGGGGGTCCGGACGACCTCTTCGGGGGCCTGATCCTCGAAGAGGTGCGTCCGATCCTTGACGAGCTCGTAGGCCCAGTCGGGAAGCTCCTCTCCCGCAACGAAACCCTGCGGCATGACCGCGGTGTTCTCGCGCAGGAAGATGTTGACCGTGAGCTTCTTCTGAGCCATGAGCGTCAGACCACCTTCGCCTTGAGCGAGTAGTTCGGGTTGATCAGGACCGGAGTCGCGATCGCCGAACCCTCGACCGACATGAACGCCGGCACGGTGTCGTTGTCGAACACTGCGGTGACGATGCCGGCCCACTCGGACTCTTCGATGCCCCAGTCGGACTTGGTGGCCTCGATGGTGACACCCCAGTAGGTGGCGCCGAGCTGGCTGGAGTCAGCCTCCTTGGCGTCGCCGCCGTCGGCCAGCAGCACGATCGAGTCCTGGGGAATCAGGAACTTGATCGTGTTGGAGCCGTCGAGGTTACGCACCTTGACCTTGCCGGTGTTCACGGTGAACGACGGGAGGTTGTAGAGGCTCAGGAGAGCGTCCACCTCCGACGGCGCCGCGATCCGCTGCGGGGTCTGGCCGGTGTTCAGGGTTCCGATCGCCATTGCCGTCACCTTGGGGTGCCGGTAGAAAGCGGTCTTCGCGGCCTGGCCGGTCAGCATCTCGACGGGACGGAAGCCGTTCTCGGCCTCGTACGCGTCGCAGAGGATGATGAGATCCTCGATCGGGTCCGCGGTGTCGTCGGACCACAGCTTGGTCAGCACCGTGGTGAACTCGGGCTTGCGACCGAAGGGCACCTTGAGGTTCACGCCGTTGCCGACGAACGACAGCTCGGCGTCGACCAGGGCCTCGGCACGCTTGAGGTTGACCTGCGTAGCCACCGCGTGAGCGATGCGCTTGGCCTTGCGCTCGATGTCCGCGCGCAGCGAAGTCTCCGCATCCTTTCGGAGACGCAGACGCGCCTCTTCCGTGATGGGGATCTTCTGGCCGAGGGGCTGGATGCGGCCCCGCAGCTTGCCGAGCGCCTCGTCGCGAGCGATCGCCAGGCCGGCGTCGTACGCGCGGTACATTGCGGCCTCGATGAGACCACCCTGTCCGGCGTCGGCTTCGTACTCGATGTCGTCGAGCGTCTCGGACGGCAGGTACTTCGCCAGCGAGTTCGGGCTGTTGACCTCGAACTCGGCCAGCGCCTTGCGCGTCTGGTCAGTCAGCTCGGCCGGATCAACAAGATCGCGGTTGATGGGCATAACCCACTCCTGTCTTAGGTGTTAAGGGCTGTGGATCAGCCGGATCAGTTGTCGCGGTAGATGAACTGAGTCTTGTTCGCGCCGGCCGCGGTCGGGTCGAACGTGACCGGCAGACGCGTGTAGAGGATCTGGCCGAAGCGCAGAACCGCACCCGTGAGCGGATCGTTGTTGGCCCCGGTGACGGGGTCGACGAGCTGGAGCTCGGTCTTGAGGAAGCCGACGTGCGTCTGCAGACCGTTGGTCTCGCCGGGGGTGTAGAGCCCGTACTGGCCCTTCGTCGCGCCGGCCGCGGTGATCTTCGCCAGAGGAGTGCCGGACTTGATCCAGTTCTCGAGCTTGTGAGTGCCGGCGGCATTCAGCGAAGCGAAGTGCAGCGTAGCCGACTCTGCTTCCTCCATGCCGGTGTAGTCGGCAAGCCAGGTGTAGTCACGGATGTCCGAGGAGTTGATCCGCTTGGGGATGAGACCGGCCATGTCCAGGCCTCCCTTTCGTGGTTGACGGGTTGACTAATCGAGGTACTTCCCGAAGCCACGGTTGGTCGAGTCGTACGAACCACTCGACTTTCCGTTACGGGGAGGTCGGGATTGCTGCTCAGCCG